TGATCGCCGTCAACATATACCAGATCCAGCGAACCATCGGCAACAAACTCCAAGGCGTCAAGGCTTTTCCCACGGCTGAAAGATACGTTACCAAGGGGCTTGGTACGGTTCTGGAAAGCCTCGAAAACAAACTTCATGGGGCATTGCTGGCTCGCAACGTCGCCGATATCGTACCCGTTGATCCAAGGATCGACCGCAAGCACGGTCTTGAAATATTTGGCAATAACCTCGGTGCCTTCTCCGCTGTAGGAACCAATCTCAACGGCAGCACCGTTGGCACCGCTCTCGTTGGCCCACTGGCACAACTTTGCCAAGCCTTCCTGCTGGAAGGCGTCTCGCATCACCGGGACGATCATCCCGTGGTTTGCAAGGTAGGTTGATTTGCTCCTTCGTCAGGAACCATCCCGCCCTGCTGCTCCATTGCCTTGGCTTCTGCCTTGGCCGCATCACGAAGCTGTTTCTGGATGGCGCGGGATGTGTTCGGATCGACCTGCTCAAGCGCAGCGAGATGTTGCTGCAAGTGTTGCATGAGAACCTGCATGGACATTTGATCCACGGGTTGCTGACGCGCTTGGGCGGCTTGGTTGAATTGGAAAAGAACCTGAATATGGGCCTTGTGATCGTCGGAAGGCTTGATCTGGACCGGGAAGCCGGTGGCGAGCATGGTCGCAATCTCGGTCGCCTGATCCTCGGCCTGATCCCCTGTGCCGGCCTGCGGGTCTTGGTAGAGGCGGCGCACAAGGCTGGGGTCGTCCTGCTCGATGACAGACTTGACCAGTTCGCCCTGATTGACGAACGGATTGTTCAAGAACATCTGCATCCGGGCGACGGCCTTCTGGAGCGAGAACTGGCGGTTGATGAAATCCATACCGCCCTTCGGCTCGATCGAGTAATCTTCGTGGATACCCTCGGGCGGCATCGAGCCGGTCTCTTCCGCATAGCGGAACATGAGATCCTTCTTGTTGTACTGGACGTAAAGCGCCCAGCTTTGCTTGAAGAGATGGGCCAAGCCCATTCGGAAAATACGATTGCGCAGATCCCCGGAGGCAGCCGCCTGACCCTGCATGGCCGCGATCTCGGTCGCAGTCTTGCGGTCAGACACCTGATACTGCGAGCCGGCGGCAAAGTCAGGATTGCCCATCCGCTGCTCGGCCAACATCCGCTCCTCCAGCATAAGGCGCTGGAAATCGAACGGAGGTTGACTGAACTGCACCGGCTTGAGACCCTGCGGCAGGATCTGCCCGGGCTGCATCTTCAGGTTAGCCGTGTTCAGGCTTACCGGATTCTGCGCTTCAAAAACAGGGCGGTTGGCAAGCTCGACGTAATCTGAGAGCGAATTTTTTAACTTGCATAACAGATTCTCGCTAGGGAGGAGAATTTCTGCAACTCCGCGAGGGCTATACCAACCTCCCCCGGTTATCTCATAGGGGAAATCCACAAAGGGCGGTTCGCCATGCTTGTAAGGCAGAACGAACGGCTTCCTTACATCTTCGGTGACAACCAGCGGGCTATAAGTCTCGACCTTCCATCCGTCCTCGGTCGGCGTATACATTTCCCAAAGAATGATGCGATCGTTCTCAGCTTCCTGAGTAATTCCCTCGCGTCGATAAATCTCGTCCTGAATCTCACTTCGTAGGCCCACCGATTTGGACGGTTTACCCGAAATGGTTTTAATAAAGTCTTCGTCCTGCTTGTAAAGCGGATTTGCCTTATAGGAGTCGACGCTCGTGGAGATGATGTGAACAATGAAATCGGCATCTTTAAATTCCTTGGTGTAGGAAGGTACGATAATATGGAAGGGATCAATCGCCTCGAAGTCAATACGCTTCTTGTCCTCGTTCCATATCACCTTAGCGACGCCACGGCCGTAGAGCAGGATGTTGTCGATTACGGAAACAATCTCTTTCTGGAAGTTGGTGCGCTCGCGCATCTGGTAATCGAACCAGCGCTCGGCGGAAACGGTGAGCGGGGCAATCTGCTGCCGCATGGGAACAAAACTGGAAAGGATGTCGTTGCCGATAGCGGAATTGACGAAGGAGGGTTTTAGCTTCTCGATCGCAGTGTCGATTAACTGGACGTGCAGGTCAGCGGCGGTAGGCCAAGGCTTGACCTTGCGGCGGACTCCAAAATACCGGGCCTGATAGAACAGGCGTTGACGGTTCTCCCAAGTCTCGCGCTGGTTGAGGGCTTCGATGATCCTGACGTAGTAGTCGTTGCGGCGTGTGTCTTTAGCGTTCATTTGTCGCGTTCTCGGTTTAGTTCAAACGAAAGATCGTTGATATAATGCAAAGCGCGTTTTGACCATGCGCGGACGGCAGGAGAAGAATCGCGTACAGCAGGGTAGTTCTCATCGCGCATCAGAGCCTCAACGGCCCCGGTCGTATTCGTTACGGGGGTCGTCGTGGCGCACCCACCAAGGCTTAGGGCCAAGATCGCGATCAATGACGTCACGGTTGTTGCGCCAATCGCCCTCTGCCCGATCGATGCGCTTCTCGCGCCAACCGGGGATGAGGCGAAGGATCGATGCAATGATGTTAAGTATCGCACCGATCACTTAAAGTTATTTAATGTGGAGGCCGAGCGTCTTGAGGAAGTTGACAACCTTCTCCAACACCGAATCGTCGGCGGGAGTCGGGGTCAGCTTCACAATGATACGCGCGGCAAGCACGATGCCACCAAGGGCGGCAACAATTTCGGTCCAATTTGCAGTGATCCAGTTCCAGATACTCATGTTAACCTCCTGCGTCGAAGCCCGCCATGACAGGATCACTCGATTCCATCAGGGCTTGCAATGACCTCCACGTTGGCTTCTCGACGGGGAAAGTCAAATCAAACCGAAGATTACCACCATCTAAGCAGAGGGCAAGGGCATCCGCACGATCGGGCGATGCGATGCCACGGGACCGCATCGAGTCCTTGGACTCTACGCCTAGCTTGCCCTTGGAGTTGGTCGTGGTGCGGCGGCAGGTTAGCTGGGCGATCAGGTCGTCATCCTCGGGCAGAATGATCTCGCATGCCTCGATCTTCTTTGACATCCCGTACCACATCTCGGCGGCGCGGTTGGTGTAGGCGTCTGGGTCGTTTGGGGTGGTGCCATAGTTAACCCGGTTGACGTCCCAACCAGCCTCTGCCTTGGCATCGCACATAACCATGCCTTGACCGCTGGCGTCGGCGTAAATGTTCTCAGGTTTCAGGCCAGCCTTCTTAAACTCCACTATAAACCGCCCAACGGCAGACATTGTGTCCCTTTCGCGCCAAGCCACCATGGGTAGTACCTTGTTGCCGTCTCTTACGCAAAGCACGTTGCAGTCACCGCCGGCTGCGAAATCGACCCCGGCCACCCGTTCCGCAGGCTTGTAGTCTGGCGGGCTATTCTGGCAGTTCTGAATCTGGGTAAGGCTAATGACAAGACTCTCGGCGCCTATGTCAACGAACTCGCCGTAGATCATGGAGCGTGTCAGAGGATGCTTCTCGCCGTAACGCTGGATAACCTCGTCGATCTGGATTTGCGGGATATGCGGGCAGTCCTTGGCGGCTACGGCGTGGGTCTTCCACATGTTCGCCTCTTTGGTGAACGCACGGTAGAAGGCTCCGCTGGTACCCCCGGGGCTGGACGCAATAAGCAAGCGGGTAGGTTGGCAGCGACTGATGGCCTCGAACAACGGGTCAGCGACAGACTTCGCCTCGTCCACAACCATGAGCAGCGGGTGCTTGGTATGGTCTTCAGCGTGCCATCCTTCCGCCCTGCCGGGGTCGGTTGCGGAATAGCCAATAATTCTGCTTGTATCGCCCTGCGGGTCCGTGTATCGAATCTCTCCTGATGTTACGTCCCAACCACCACCCAAGCGGGCAACGTAGTTGCGCAGGCTCGGCCACAACTGCGATTCAACCTGTCGGAAAACCCCGGCGGTCGTCACCGAAATTGACCGCTTAAAACAAAAGCAATGCCAAAGCAAAATAGACGCAATGACGGTGCTGGTCTTGCCGGAACCGTTGGCGGCACGCAAGGCTACCCGGGATTGCTCCTTGGCGAGATCCCGCAGGACCGCACGCTGCCAATCGTAAAGCTTGATGCCGATAACGTGCTGCGCGAAACCCTCAGGAGTTGCGATATCCTGAAGAACTTCTTCTGGCGACTTACGCTTGCTCTTGGGGGGCTTCGCCATCTTCCTTTTTGTTTTGGTCGGTTTTCTCTGGGGGGGTATGCGAAAATTTTGGGGGATTGGGGGCGTCCCCGGGTGGTGTGGTGGTGCGTTGCAACTTCCTTTGTCTTACCAACTTACGCTTACTTAGTTTATCAATTTTAGATTTTCCCGCCGGAATTAGGGCCGGCTCATTTGTCGCGCAATAAACATTGTCTAAACTAGCCTGATTATCAACGACTTGTGCAGACTTTACGTAAGTCGTTGACCGTGAATGAATGCCGGCGAGCATCGCCGCCAAGCTTGGCGAGAGTCCATGATTCAACTCGGCCTTCACGTCCACCCGGGCGCTAGGCTGCGCATATCCGAACACGCGCTCAGCGATCCAAGCTTTTGCTTGCCAATGCTTTACGCCTGCTTCACTGATTGAATCTAATAAGCTCGCCTCTAATTCTCGCCGCGCCTTTTTTATGGCGTCGCGGAATGCGGGCCGGCTTTCTTGCCATCCCTGAATGGTTCGCTCAGGAATCCCGACGGCTTCGGCCGCACGTTCCCAAGTTAATCCCTTTCTTATGTAGGATATTACCTTGTCCGCCATTGCATCACTGTACTTCGTCGGCCGTCCGCCTTTTTCCTCGGGCATTCCTACACTATACCACGGCTTTAAGCTTTCCCAAGACGCAAAAATCGCGTTTAAACGGCCGCCATGGCGTTTTGATTCACGGGGAGGGTGAAGATAGCGGGCATGTAATCAGAGAAAATTGAAAATATTTTAATAAAAAGCTTGCAAGGTGCGGCATAAGGTGCGAGTTTACTTTTATGCAAAACACAACTAGCGCCGAAACGGGAACGGCCCAAGCTTCCCGGCTTAAAGACAAAACCTATTTCCTAGTAAGACAGTATAATTCAGAAAACGGCTTATGGTATAGGCACGGGGAATATTCGACAATTCAAGACGCTGAAGAGTATCTTGAGAAATGCATGCGCGGGGATTCATTAATGCGCCTAGAAAAACCGGTCAAAGTTAAGTACCAAGTTGTCAAAATTATCGCCGCGCGTGAAGTTGTGAAAAATCTTGAAGGGTATATTCGATGATCCCCGCAACCGTGACCGTGACATTCCCGGCCCTTGCCGGCGCCATTGCAACCGTTTTCCTTGTGGGAATCCTGCTAGGGATTCTCGCCGGGACAGTAAACCAAAAAAGAAAGTAGGAGGAAACTACCATGCAAACAGTGACAGAAGATCAATCGTATCTAACCACGTCAACCGGTTACCCGGGGACAACGTCCGCGCGTTTCGCGGGAATCAGTACGGCCGACGCGCTTGCGCCGCTCATGGCGGACGGTTGGCGCGTTGCGGAACGTAGCGTCAAAAACACGCGCTTCGCCGAACGCGTCCCGTATCTCGGGCATGTCGTACGCTTGAATCATCCCACGCTGCCCGGTAACAGTGAATTCCGGCCGCAATTGGTACTCAAAAACGGGAACGACGGCACGTCCGCTTTCGTCATGATGGCGGGTATCTTCCGGGCCGTATGCGCTAACGGTATGTATGCCGGCGCGCTTGCCGCGTCCGTAAGGGTCCGGCACGTTGGCAATTCAGGTGAATTGGCGGGCCTTATCCTGAAAGGCGCCGAAGAGGTCAAATCGTACGTTCCCCGGCTCGCTGATCAGGTGCAACGCTGGCAAGGAATACAGTTGGATTCGAATCAGCGTAAACTCATGTTTCACCTTGGCGCGGCAGCGCGTTGGGGGCGGGACGTTGCTGTCGAGAAGGCGCGGCGCTCTGAATATGCTTCTGAAGTTTATTTTAGAAGCGAAGACATCCGGACGGACTTATGGCGCACATTCAACCGTGTTCAGGAGAATTATGTGCGTGGATATGGTGCAACAATATTCGCCGGCCGTCGTTATAGCGTTCGCGCTTTGCGCAACATCGACGCCGGAATCCGGTTCAATCGTACGTTGTGGAATATCGCGGACGTCGCCGCGAACGGTAAGCTTGCGGACTTGCATCTCGCAACGTTTACCCAAGGCGCAAACATTCACGAAACGGCCCGGGATATGGCGCTGGCGCTCGCATCGTAAATAATAAACCAAAAGGCGCCGGGGACGTTCCAACCGTTTCCCGGCGCCATTATTTTAAACATATGAAAAATTCGAAATATCATTCATCACCTATATCTAAGAACGAAAAAACCGGCCCTATGTTCGTGTCCACAAGCGACCGCAGAACGTGCCCGGATTCATGCCCGCTTAAGGCTAACGGTTGTTACGTCGTCGGCCCGGTGGGATGGCATTGGGACAAGGTGACGGCCGGGAAGCGCGGTGACACGTTCGCCGGATTTTTGGAGAAGGTTCGCCGGCTGCCCGGGCAAACTTTTTGGCGCCACAACCAAGCCGGGGACTTGCCCGGTGAGAATGAAGCTATCGACGGCGCCATGCTGGCGGACCTAGTTAAGGCGAACACGGGCCGAAACGGCTTCACCTACACTCACAAGCCGGTCCTAGATAGGCAAAACGGCCCGGTGAAGGAAAACCGGGAGGCGATTGCGGCGGCGAACCGGGGCGGCTTTACGGTGAATCTATCCGCAAACGGCTTGAATCATGCGGATGAGTTGGCGGCGCTTGGCATTGGTCCCGTCGCGACCATTCTCCCCGACGGCGTGACAGAAAACACGACAACGCCTTCCGGCCGCAAGGTTGTGATTTGCCCGGCGCAGAAAATAGAGGGAATGAATTGCGCACGCTGCCGGCTATGCGCACGCGGTCAGCGGTCTGTAGTCGTCGGATTCATGCCGCACGGCGCGGCGAAAAAGAAAGCGGCGGCGATTGCGGCCGTTAACTAGCTAAGGACGTTCCCGCCTCATGTCTTACGTTCAAACCGTAGGGCATGCACGGGACCGGCGGACGCTGGACCAAAGAGAAAACATGAAAGAAGGGAAAACATATGATCATAACATTAAAAGAGGCAGTAAAAAAATATAAAAAGAAGGATACGTGCCGTTACTTCTTGAAATGCAAAAATAAGGCAACAACAACTATATTTAATCCTATACTTGGGGACGTCCCGGCTTGTCGTCGTTGCGCTGGTTTTTCCTCGAGAATGTCCAAAAACAGCCATGAATAGTTTCGGGCTTGGCGTAATATTCGGCGCCGTTATGGCGGCCGTGTTTTGGGTACTTTTTAGAAAGTAGTACCCGGGCCGGCTTAGGTTCAATTCCCTTGCCGGCTTTTTATTTTACTCAATTCCTATAATTCCTATCAACTTACTAGGAATTATTCCGATTTTTCCGACTGCCCCCATATTCTATTGGCTAAACCGAAAGTGCCTATTAAGGAGCGACATTCCGCGCGGGCGGATAGGATTTTATTTTTGAATTTCCTGCTGGATATTTTCCAGCAGGTTTTGATTTTTGGTTTTGACCTACCTGCCAATAGACACGCAACAAGCCTTGTTACCCAATGATTCTGGCAATTTCGTCTTTAAAAGCCGTATCTTTGATTGGGTGGTGTGGGGTATGCCCTTTGCGTCAATCCTCGCTTCTAGGGGCATTTCCGCTCGATTGCGTGGCATTGTGGAGCCTTTTTTCACCACTTGCGGCAACTCCAGTATCTGGCGCTGGTTTTGGACGGGGGTTGCGAATCGCACCTATGCCTAGCCCGGAAGCTCTTCCTACGGGCAGGATTAGACTTCTTGATGGTCATCTTAGGGTCGCCGAAGCGGATGGTCTTAGACTTGCCGCCTGAGCATGCCCGCACTACGAACTTCTTGGACCCCCCCGGGGTACGTCTAGGGCTATTACAGGGTAGGTTTCGTGGGTTCATTCAGTGCCTCCGCTAGTTTGGCTATCTTTGCCTTGTGCGTATCGATAAACCCGTTGAGGTCTTCAAGGTCCTCAATCATCGCATCCATGTTAGCCTGATAAACCTCATGGCTACAGTTGGCAAGCACATCCCCGAAGAACCGATCCACCCTGCCGATAGTCTTGTGTAGTCTGGAGTTCTCCAGAATCAACAACTCAATGTAGTCCCAAGCTAACTCAACCTTTGTTTTCACTGAAGCCACCACGCTTGGCCTTCATCATACGCCATACCTT